CCACGCCAGGCTTATTGTACCATACCCGCCTTCCGAAGTAAATGACCGGCTTTCACAATTCGACAGATTATCACACGGATTTCCCGGGACAGGGGCTGGCGGGGCAGCCCGGTTTCTGTTATACTACAGTTGATTCTATGAGGGAAGAAGGGAAACGATGCAGCATGAAAAGGGCCGGGCCGCCTTATATACGGCGGGGGCTTTCCTGCTCAGCGGCCTGCTGTGGACCGCCGCGATGGTTTTGTTCGGATTCTATCCTTTCGGGGAATCCTCCATCCTTATCACCGACATGGGGTCCCAGTATGTCGAATACTTCGCCGCGTTTACCCGGATGATCCGGGAGGGGGACAGCCTGCTCTTCACCTGGAATTCGGGGATGGGCATGAATTTTCTGGGGATATGGGCGTATTATCTGTCCAGCCCCTTTACCCCAATCCTGCTGCTGTTTCCGCCCGAACTGCTCACCGAAGGGATCCTGTGCCTTCTCACCCTCAAGATCGCGGCGTCGGGCGCGGCGATGTCCTTCTATCTTTTCGGGCGTTTCCGGATAAAAGGGGTGTGGAATCTCGGGTTTTCAGCCGCGTATGCCCTGTCCGCCTACAGCGTGGTATACAGCTTCAACATCATGTGGCTGGACGGTGTGATCCTGCTTCCGCTGGTAATTCTGGCGGCCCGGCGGGTGTTCGACATGCCCGCCGGTTTTCCCCGTGTCCGGCGCTGCCTGCCCCTCGTGTTGGCTCTGGCGGTGCTGTTTGCCGCGAATTTCTATATCGCGTATATGGTGGGGGCCTTTTCGTTCCTGGTATATCTCGTCTGGTGCCTCTCGGACAGCGGCGGGGGACGGCGCCTGCTCGGGAGGATGAGCGCCTTTTTCGGCTGTGCCGCCCTGGCGGCCTGCATCGCCGCCGTGGTGCTGCTGTGGAACAACTGTGAGGAGTTCCGCGACGCGGTGACCGCCGTGTGGGATGCCGTGTGCGCCGCGTTCGAGGTGGCCATCCAGGTGGCGGGCGACGTGGCCCAAAGCGTCGGCGAGTTCTTCTCGCAGCTCGGCGAGAAGCTGGGCGGCGTGTGGGACGGCATCTGCTCCACGGTGCAGGGGGCCATCGACGCCATAGCCGGGTTCTTCCAAGGCCTGGCCGATACCGCCTCGTCCATCTGGGACGGCATCTGCAACGTGGTGCAGGTCGCCGTGATGCTTCTGGGCGAGATTCTGAACCTGGCCATCGAGACGCTGCTCATACCCTGGAACTTCATCTGGGAGAACTTCGGCGAGCAGCTGACGGCGGCATGGGACGCAATCTGCGGCGCGGTGGGAGGCTACATCGACGCGGTGAGCCAGGTCATCACCGACGTGGTGACGGCGCTCTCCGAATGGTGGGGCGCGACGTGGGAAGGCATCAGCGGCACCGCCAGCGCCATATGGGAGGCCATCTACGGCGCGGTGAGCGCGTACATCCAGTACGTCAGCGACGTGATAGGCGCGGCCCTTGGGGTCATCCAGGGCGTGTGGGACACGGTGTGGGGCGCGGTGAGCTTCACCGCCTCCAGCATATGGGGTGCCATCAGCTCGGCGATAGGCGCGGCTATCAATGCCATCAGCTCCACCATATCGGCGGTGCTGTCGGCAATTCAGGCAGTGTGGGACTCCATATGGGGGGCCGTGAGCAGCACGGCGTCGAGCGTGTGGGGCGGCATCAGCTCCACCATATCCAGCATCGTGAACGGCATCCGCGACACGATCTCCAGCGTGTTCAACGCCGCCAAGGACACCGTGAGCAGCGTGTGGAACTCCATCAAGAGCGCCATCGAGACGCCGATACAGAACGCCCGCGACACCGTGCGCAACGTCATCGACTCCATCAAGGGGTTCTTCAACTTCTCGTGGTCGCTGCCCCACCTGAAGCTGCCGCACCTGTCCATCTCCGGCAGCTTCAGCATCGCCCCGCCGAGCGTGCCGCATTTCGGCATCGACTGGTACGCCAAGGGCGGCGTGTTCAACGGCCCCAGCGTCATCGGCGTCGGCGAGGCGGGCCCCGAGGGCGTGGTGCCGTTCAACGAGCGCGGCGCGCGCCCGCTGGCCGAGGGCATCGCCAAGCTGCTCGACGGCAAGGGCGGCGCGGCCCATGGCGACACGAACGTGACAATCAACCTGTACGCGACCGTGCGGGAGGAGGCCGACATCGAGAAAATCTCCCGCCAGATAGCCAAGGAAATCAAACGGCAGGAGTGCTTCGCATGATATACAACGGCTTCGACTTCGCGCCGTGGTTCGACACCCGGCTCGTGACCCGCTCGCTGCTGCCCGAGTACGAAATCGCCACGCGCGACGTGCCCGGGCAGCCCGGCTCGCGCTTCATGCGCGCAGAGCTGAAACCCCTGACGATAGACGTGGCGGCGGCCTGGAGGGCGCGCCCCGCCGACGACATGGCGGCCCTTCGCCGCCTCATGGCCTCGCGCCTGCTGTGCCTCAAGGAGGCCGAGCTGTGGCTGGACGACGAGAGGCACCTGGGCCTGCGCTACATGGCCGTGCTGACCTCGCCGGGCGCGCTCGACACGTTGTGGCACACCGGCGAGGCCACGCTGACGTTCACGGCATACGACCCCGTGGCCTACGGGGCCGAGGGGCGCGCAACCGTGTCGGGCACCTCGGGCGTGCAGGTGGGCGGGACGTTCCGCACCTACCCCACCGTGACCGTCAGGCCCGGCGGCAGCACGTCGGCGCTGCGGCTGACGAACATGGGCACGGGCGAGTTCGTGCAGATCGACAAGGCGGTGACGGCATCGAGCGCGGTGGTCATCGACATGGCCGCCCCGCAGGCCACGGTGGACGGCAGCCCCGCGCCCGTGACCTTCGAGAGTGACTTCTTCCCGCTGGAGCCGGGGGCCAACAGCCTCAAGCTGTCCAGCGGCACCGCGACGGTACAGTGGACGGAAAGGTACGTGGGCTGATGATTCTGTGGGCATGCGACCGCTGGGAGGCGTACAAGGGACCCATCAAGACGCTGTTCGAGTGCGAGGACACGCGCGAGGTCAACGGCGAAAACGCCCTGAGCATCACAACGCTGGCGCGCCTGGACAAGGGCGACCGCCTGGTGTGGCGCGACCTCAAGGGCCGCTGGCACGAGAACATCGTGGACGGCGTGGAGGAGGAGCGCGCAAGCGCGGGCATCCTCTACACGTACTACTGCCCGACCTCGGCGCAAATCGAGCTCCTGGGCGACTACCTGGAGGACAAGCGCCCCTACGACGTGAGCGCCTACGCCGCGCTGGCCTCGGCGCTGTCCTCCTCGCGCTGGCAGGTCGGAACCGTGGCCGACCTCGGGCAGGCCGGCACGAACTTCTACCACACCAACGCATGGGCGGCCATCCACGACGTGGCAGACACTTGGGGCGGCGAGCTGTCGTTCGAAATCCAGGTGAGCGGCACCAAGGTGACCGCACGCCGCGTGTGCATGGCCAAGCAGGTCGGCGAGGACAACGGCAAGCGTTTCACCTACGCCAAGGACCTCGTGAGCGTCAAGCGCAGCGTGGACGAGGGCAACGTGTGCACCGCCCTGTACGGCTACGGCAAGTCCCTGCAGACCGCCGACGAGGACGGCAACCTGACGGGCGGCTACGACCGCAAGCTGACCTTCGGCGACGTGAACGGCGGGCAGAACTGGGTGGGGTCGGCCGACGCGCTGGCGCGCTGGGGACGGCCCGACGGCAAGGGCGGCAAGGCGCACGTGTTCGGCGACGTGGAGTTCTCCGACTGCGAGGACGCCGCCGAGCTGAAGAAGCTCACCGAGGCGCAGCTGGCGCAGTCGTGCGTGCCCACCGTGTCCTACACCGTGGACGCCACGGCGCTTGCGCGCGCCGGCGAGGGCTTCGAGGGCGCGGACGAGGGCGACCTGGTGACCGTGGTGGACAAGGTGTACGACCCGCCGCTGCGCGTGCGCACCCGCATCACCAAGGTGGTGGAGGATCAGCTGCGCCCCGGCGAGGTCACCTACACGTTCGGCAACTACCAGACCGTGGCCGAGCTGATGGCCGCCCAGAAGTCCAGCGCAAAGAGAACGGCTTCGAGCATCCGCGCCACCGTGGCCGACGCGGTAAACGCGTCCAACAAGGCATCGACCGGCAAATGGGGCGAGAGCCTGGCGGCCTCCGAGAAGCGCCAGGAGGCGTTCGCCAGGGAGCAGGGCGGCGCGGCCAAGGACTACACCGACGAGGTGAAGGACGCGCTTGACAAGGCCCTCAAGGAGTATGCCGACAAGGGCGACACCACGCTGGAAGAGGCGCTGAAGAAGTACTCCGACGACGGCAACCTGTCCCTTGAGGAAGTGCTCAAGCTCTACACCGACACCACGGTGGAGCAGAGCGAGAGCGTGCTCAAGCAGATAGACGAGGCCAACAAGGAGTACCTGGAAGGCGTCACCGGCTCGCTGGACGAGCGCCTGACGAGCGCCGAGAGCGAGGTTGATGGGCTGCAGAACCAGCTCGATCAGCTGCCGACGGATATCCGCAAGAAGATCGTGGAAATGCTCAACAGCGAGATAAACACCACGGGCGGTTGGGTGTACGAGGAGCCCGGCCAGGGCATCCTCGTGTACGACAAGAAGCCGGAGAACGCGACCAAGTGCGTGAAGATAGGCGGCGGCATCATCGGCGTGGCCAACTCAAAGTACTCCAGCGGCGCGTGGAAGTGGCGCACGGCCATAACCGGCGACGGCGTGACCGCCGACGAGCTGACCACGGGCCGCATCAAGGGCGGCAACTCGTACTGGGACCTCGACAGCGGGGCCTTCTACCTGCGCGACGGCTCCATCTTCATGACCGACGGCAACGGCAACAAGGTGTACATCAACGCCACCAACGGCTTCCAGATATACGACAAGAACGGCTCCATCATCGCGGGCACCGTGCTGGTGGGCAGCACCTCCAT